CTGCAACTGGTGCTGCTACTGTAGATGTTGAGCAATTAGTTCAAGCTATTGCTCAGTTAGAAACTTCTAACTATTCTGCAACAGGTATTTTAGTTAACCCATCTGATTGGGCTGCTATCATGAACACTAAGAACGCTAACTCTGCTTACACTTTACCTGCTTCTACAGTTGTTACAACTGATGGTAGTGTGTCTATCGCTGGTATTCCTCTTTACAAATCAACTGCAATCGCAGTAGATAAGTTTTTAGTAGGTGACTATTCTATGGGTGCTCAAATCATGCAAAATCAAGGTATCTCAGTTCAATTCTCTGAATTTGATGCTGATAACTTTACAAAAAATATGATTACTGTAAGAGTTGAAGCTCGTATTGCTTTACCTATCTATTACGCAGGTGCGTTTATTTATGGTGACTTTGGAAATGTTTAATCTTTAATTAGATTTACAATACAAGGGATAGCCTAGAAAGCTATCCCTTTTTGTTTACACTAAATTTTAGTTATTTTTGTAAAAATTAGCATAATGCAGATACTAAGAGATGTAACTACAACAGTAGCCCCTTCGGCAACAATAGTTACCTTACAGACCGCAAAGGATTATTTAAGAGTAGATTATAGCGAAGATGATACTTTGATTACTAACCTTATAGAAACCGCTAGGATCAGATTAGAGCAGTACGCTTCAGTTGCTATGACTGCTAGAACCCTAAAGGTGGTAGCTTATGTAGATGAGTTTATTGAGCTTCCTTATGCTCCTATAAACAGTATTACATTGGTAGAATATTGGGATGGTGCTGCATGGGTAGCAATGGTACTTGGAGATTATAGAGTTATAGGCGATACCTACAAAAAGGTTTATTTTAATTCACCTCTTATGAGTGATTTTAGATTTACTTATACTTGTGGATATGCCACTACTCCAGAGTCTATGAAAACGGCTTTATTGAAGATGGTAGGTGATTTATATGAGTACAGAGAATCAAGTGTTGAAAGCACTAAGCCTTCAGCTAACTTAACAACGGCTTACGAATTAATGAAACCTTACAAAAGGGTAAGTATTATCTTCTAATGATAGGAAAATTAAAAAATAGGATTACATTTAATAGCAAAACAAGCGTTTCTGATAGTGCAGGAGGCTTTGTGAATACCTTGGTATCATACTATGTTTGTTGGGCTGAATTGGTCAATAATACCAATAGTAGGACTAATATAACAGGTAGGGATAGTCTTAATGATGGAGTTACATTTAGGATCAGATATACAACAGGCAAGACATTTACTAATGCTCTTGTAATAACTTGGAAGTCAAGGACTTATATGATTAACTCTATTATAAACGAAGCCGACTTAAATCAATATTATTTAATAGGTTGTGCAACACTTAAGTAATGGCAAAGTTTGGTGTAAAGATATATGGTGCTGATGCGATAATCAAGAGGCTTGAGGCATCTCCTCAAAAGATGATGGAAGAGTCTAAGCTTATTATTGATGCAGCGGTTATAGAAATAGCAGCTAAAGCAAAGCAACAAGTAGCAGTAAAAACAGGAGCTTTAAAGGCTTCTATTAGACACGCTAAATATCAACCAGGTAAAGGAGCTAGTGTAAGTGCAGGTAATACGAATGTAAGATATGCTCCTTATGTGGAGTTTGGAACAGGAACAAGATTTCAGATACCTGTTTACCCAAATGTAAACATGGCTGATTTAGAAGCTTACGCTTTAACATTTAAAAAATCAAAGAAGGTAATAGGTGTTCCATACAGACCATATATGTTTAGTGCTTATAGCGAAGTCTTTACATCTATGATTAATAAATTGAAGTCTGTTAAGATATAAATATATTTCATTAAATTTGTACCAAAATGAAGGATTGCGGATATACATTAAGGAAAGCTTATTACGATAAGCTTATCTCGGCTTCCTACTCATTAGCTGCTTATGATACCATAGCACCTGACACAGTAGAACCACCTTTTTTGATTATCAGTAGTCAGACACAAGTGGACAATAGTAATAAACAAAGTTTCGGCTTTGATGTTACTATCCAATTTGACATAGTATATAGGACTTTTAAAGCAGGAGAAGTAGGGCAGAAAACTGTTGATACTTATGCTAATGAATTATTAGGCATAGTAGGGGTAAGACCACCAGACTACCCAAGTACCGCACCTGACTTTAAAATAGTGACTTGTAAGATTGGTAGTAATATTGCTACCTTTGACTATGTGGATGAGGCATATGTGTTTAGAAGGGTGATAACAATGGATCATTTCATGAATCAATTAACATAAAAGAAAAATAAAATAAAATGGCAACAACAAGTGTATTTAACGGAACTTCATTAGTAGTTCTAATTGGAACTGAAGTAATAGCATTCTCTACTTCTTGTTCTTTAAGCATAGCTATAGATGCTCCAGACGCTTCTAATAAAGAAAGTTTAGGATGGGCTGTAGAAATTGGTGGACAAAAGTCTTGGTCTTTAACAACTGATGGCTTAGCTACAGTAGTACCAGGTGTTACTGCTACATATATAAGTACATCTGAATTGACCGCTTTAGCAGTAGCTAGAACCGCAGTTTCAGTTAAATTTACTACAATAGATAACTCTACAGTAAATGGTGTAACTCCAGTTACAGGTGATTCAATATGGTCAGGTTCTGCGTTTATTGAGAGTGTAGATATTACTGCTGATATGGAGAACCCAGTTACATACTCAGTTTCTTTCAAAGGAACAGGAGCATTGACTCAAGGAACTAACTAAGCAAACAAACCAAACAAACCAAACATATGAGAGGACAATTTGAACTAACTCTTTCCGATGGAAAGAAGATACCGATGCGTTTTTGTACTTGGAGTCTTAAAAGATTCTGTCAATTACAAGGGATAGGGCCTTCTGACATAGGAGAGGCTTTAAGTGGCAAAGATTCACTTGATGCTATTGTTAACTTGATGAAATCGGCTGCTGAATATCCATTATATTCTCAAGGCATCACTCCAAGCTTTACAGAGATGGAAGTGTGTGATTGGATAGATGATATGGGTGGAATGGGGGGTGGTAAGTTCCAAGATGTAATGGCAGCACTTGCAGAAAGCATGAATAGCGGAATAGATGATAAGCCAACAAAGTCAAGTAAAAAAGATGTAGTAAAAAAAAATTAGAGTGGATTGACATAGAAAGATATACAATGGGGGAGTGCAAAGTGCTTCCCCATTTGTTTTGGGAGATGACCATGGCTGAATTAGATTTTGTGTGGTATGGATATAGACACGAGGAAGAACAGAAGTGGATTAGAACTAGGTGGCAAACAACACTACTAATAAACATTCAATTACCAAAAGGTAAGAAGGTTAAGCCACAAGAGCTTATTGAATTAGACTGCGATACTCGTAACTTTGTAAAGCAAAGAGTAATGACACAAGAAGAACTAGAACAAGTTCTAGAAAAATATAAAATCGTTAAACCGACAATATAATGGCAGATAATCAAAAGGTTGAGATAGTCTTTAACTTTGATCTAGGAAATGTTCCTGCATCAGCAAAGAAGCTTAGTCAATATTTAAAGGATAATAAATTAGACTTACAGTTTACCAAAGCAAGTGTGGATGGCTTATCTGCTAGTCTTAATCAATTAGCTACTGCACAAACCAAAGCAGGAACAGCAACTGCAGCAGCAGGGAACTCGGTTAAAAAATCTAATCTGCAATGGACTCACCTTGCATTAATTGTACAGGATTTACCTTATGGATTTAGAGGTATCCAAAATAACCTACCTGCATTAATAGGTGGATTTGCAGGTATGACAGGTGCTATATATTTAGCTAGTTCTGTTATTATAGCATTATTTACTGCATGGGATAATGGAATGATTAGTTTTGGTAAGTCATCTAAAATGGCCGAAGATTATAGTAAAGGCCTTGCTACTACTTATTCAACAGAAATAGTTAAATTAAAGGCATTATACAATATTTCTACCGATGTAACTAAATCAATGGGCAGTAGGTTGGAAGCTGCAAAAGCTTTGAAAGAAGAATATCCTGGATTACTTGGTAAGTATTCAGATGAAGACATAGCATTAGGCAAAGCAAAGAGTAGTTACGATAAATTAACTACAACCATTATTAACTATTCAAGAGCAAAAGCAGCCGAAGGGATACTAACGGGTATAGCTGCAGAGAGGCTTCCATTAGAAATTGAAAGAACAGAGCTGTTGGCTAAGCAAAGAAAAGCTGCTGGTAAGGATATTGAATATACTATAACCTCAGAAGGTAAGCGTGTGGCAATAGGTAATAAATCTGTTAGATTGTTAAAAGAAAATGCAGAC